TAGCCGTAGGAGAGACTATAGGTTGACCCGTTACGACAGAATTTACGTTTGTAACGTGATTTTGGGTTATAGCCGTAGTAGAAATTACGGGCTGACCAGTTACGATGGAAATTACGTTTGTAACGTGATCTTGAGTTATTGCGGTGGTTTGTAATACTGGATTACCAGTAGAGAAACCATCAGCACCAATGAAATCCTCATTTATTATGGGTTCACTGGCTTCGGTGAGGATTAGCCCACTATCTTGCTGTAGAATCCTGCTGGTCATGGCCCATAACCCTTATTATGCAGGATCAGGTATACCGATAGTAAATGATCCTAGTGAGAAAGTGTTTCCAGAAGCGACTACTTGGCTTGCCGTAAGAGAGCCTGTAGCAAGTAGACGAGAGTTACCTGTATCAACTATAGAGTAGTGTGTAGCCGTACCACTGCCTGTCACTGAGGCGTCTGCTACAGCAGCTACAACAACCTCACGACCACCACCAGACCTGTCAGAAGGGGCAGCAATGGAAAGAGAAGTTGAGTTACCTAAAGTGTAGGTAGAAGTCGCCTCTGCATAACTTGCAGCTTCTTGAGAAGTGATGTCAATTCGGTTAGCCTCAGTATCTAGTACCGTAAGGCCATTGTCGAATACCCTGTTGTTTAGAGTTGCCATTATTCTTGATCCTCAGTTGGGGTCTCTTGTTCCACCTCTGGGTCATAGTCTAGTTCAGCAATACCCATAAGGTCACTGATAACTTCTGGGTGACTACTAACGTCAATACCTGCACCATTGAGGTTACGTAGGAAGGAAGAAATCTCACGCAGATCGTGTGGAGCGACATCACCAGCCTCAATGGTTGGCATCATGTCATAGTTCAGACCGTTCAACTGCCAAAGACGCTCGACCAACTGTTTGTTGAGAACATCGACGATTGCTTGGATATAACTCTCAAGCGCACGGAGGAACAGGTCTGTCTTCGACTTGGACAAGGCGTAAGAACCACCAGATGTCCCAAGAAGAAGAAACTCAGAAAGCATAGAACGTGCAATGTCATGTTGATAACGATTAACGATAGGGTTAATGTCTATGTTACGTTTACCATTGGACGCCATAAGTTCTACATCAACAAGTCGTGTGCTACTAGGCGCACCATCTTTATCAGGGTAGGTATCCGAAGGAAGGATAATGTACCCTTGTTCGTTGAACTTAACATCACGTAGAACTTGCTGTAGGTTTTGTACGAAGCCTGACTGTGCAGCGGAAGCATCTCCTGAGAGGTACTCAGCAGGGATACGAGCTACAGGAATACCTGCAAGTTCACGCTCTACTGCAATAGCTTCTATCGATTGTAAGTTGTTAAGATACTCGTAAGAAGTATAAGCATTGCGAAGTATAGAACGACCACTGGGGTCTCCATTAAGGCTAGTAGTACGGTAATATAAAGATTTATTGAGGGGAATGTAGTTACGACCACCCATGAACCCCACTTCTTGCTCAATGCCTAAGACATCACCAGTCTTTTGCTCTACATCAAACTTCGATACAGTCCAAGGCGCACGGGATGCAATCTTACGTACACCAATACGTCCGTCAGTGTACTTAGAGTTCTTCTTCGGGGAACGCTCAGTAGGACCAACACGACGCTTGTAGATAACCTCAAACCAACCGAAGCCATACGACAAATAGGATAGAGCATCCGATATATGGTCATCCAGAGTGTGATCCATATCATCAAGGACACTCTCGACAAACTCTTTCTCTACCCTAGCTGCATCACTGTTATCAGCAGGTTTTACGTGAAGATCAATGTCACGTAGTATCTGTTCAACAGAATACATGACAGCACCTACGGTACTATCGTTATCACGCATCTCACGATACTTACGAATAGCTTTCTTGCCACGAAGCTCAGGCAGAAACTCATCAGCACGGATTTGACCGTTGTACGTATTATCGCCAGCTACACCTAATGTGGTTTTAGCTTTCGCCTCTGAGAGTTTCTTTACCATTGTATCTATCGCTTCTTTACTATTAGCGTGAAAGTCCCTTAACACTACTGTAAGCGAGGGTCAGTTTGGGTTTCGTGTATCCGTTGAGTGAGAGGTCTGTAATTGCCCATACGAGGGCATCAAGTCTATCTGGGGAACCAATCGACCCTAGTGGTTCCCATGTTCTCATTTGTGTTTCTAATTCGTTTAGTGTAGCCCCATCAGGGGGATTAGCTACGTGCTTAACAAGACCACGCTCGTATAAGGCAGATATGGGTTCAGCACGGGCAAACTTACCGCGAGATGCTCGTACAGCTTTATAAGGGACAGTCTCATCTTCACCGTGTATGGTTGTTTTAACCATGTCACCACCTTGGTTTACCTCAGCTACAATACGGTCAGCTTGATGGTGGTGGTATAATTCTATGGCCTTCATAGCCCATCCCTGGGGAGACAGTCTATCTGTGTAGTCACCTAAGACGTAAGCAACACCGTTGACATCTATACCTGCAACGACAATACCTGTCATATCACTTTCAGCATTAGATGTAACAGCAGGGTCAAGTGCAACGACAATACGGGCTAAGTCAGGTACATCCTCATGTTTAACTGAGGCATCATCTAACATAGCCGTAGTCCAAAGTGCGCCTTGAGCTTCCTCTAGCACTTCAGCGTAGAGTTCCTGTCTACCTAACCGTGTGCCTTCGTATTGTTCCTTAACAGCAGTTAAGTATGTACCTGCAAGGTTAGATGAGTTATCAAAGGTAGACCCTGTAGTAACTATAGTCTTAGGGTCTTTGAGTATCTGACGTATTAGCTTAGTAGGCTTAGGTGTAGTAGTAACCATAATACGAGGGTGTTTCCCAAGTCTCATACAGAACTGTAACATAGACCATGTGTCCATATCTTTGTTCCAAGCAGCAGTCTCATCACACCAAGCTAACTCAAACTGAGGACCACGTAGACGCTCAGGTTCCTCAGCAGAGAAGAACTGTACTTGTGCGCCATTGTCCCACGATAGTGTCCGTTTGGTTGGTGACCAATCAGGGAAACCCATCTTCTTACCAGCGTAGGTCTTATCGCCCTTCCAGCAGATACTAAGGAAACCACTCTCGCCCTTAACCATAACACGTTCAATGTCTGAGTTAGTAGAGGCTACAGCAGCAATACGTTTAGTACCACGCTTTACATTCTCTCGTACCCACTCAACGCCTGATCTAGTCTTACCAAAGCCACGACCAGCATTAATAAACCATGTGTTCCAGTCACTACCGTCAGGCTCAAGTTGGTTATCTCTAGCCCAGAAGTTCCAGTCATGCTTTAGTTCGTCTACCTTACGTGGCCCTAGCTCATCAAAGAGTTCCTTGACCCTAGCAGCAGGTAACTCACGTAGAGTATCAGCCGTTATCTTCCTCTGGGGTCGGGTCATCAGTGTTCTTTCCTAGTAACGCCATGAGTGTGTCGGTTGCACTCTCGTCTAAGTCTGGGTCAGTATCTTGTTCGACTTCAATGTTAGTCTGTGTAGGTGACCAACCACCCTTACTACGTAGGAATAACTCTTGGGACTTGAAGTCACCTTCCATAGCTTGGTCGATGACCTTACGCCCAACAGCACCATTGATCTTCGCCCGTTCTTGTTCGATGAACGACCCATAAGTCTTATACATGGTAGACAGAGAACGTGGAGCATAAGTCAGATGCTGCATTGAAGCTATCATTTGACGTATGGCTATGCCACCTTGGATACACTCCAAGATGTGTTTCTCTACGTTCTTACTGTAAGGTAGCTTCTCAGCCATACTAAAGTTCCTGTCTTTCAGACCACGACATAAAAGGTGTACTTATGTGGGTAGCGCAGATTCTATCCTATCAAGATGTCAGCAAGACCCTTTACTCTTGTTCTTAAGTTCGGAAGCATACGTCTTGGTTACTTGTAGGAAGATTGTAGAGACAACAACAAGTAGGGTACTTAAGTATATACTTAAGTTTTATACTCTACTGGTTATACTACATAGTGGAAAAACTTAAGTTAATACTATAGTAGTCTCTCTCTTACTATACTATAGGGATATATTTTAGAATCTTAGACACACTGTTTTGCAACTATTTTACAACCCTTTGTTTTACAACAAAAGAAAGTTTTACGTTTTGTGTCGTTTTTTGTAATAGTGTGACATTTGTACAACACCTTTGCTTCAGTGCCTTGGTTGGAACATGGTGTGGGGGACGAAAGTAATTTCTTGTTTTGGATTCATGTGGGGTGGCCTGAGGCCACTGATTCGTTCGTGTATGATCAAGGGGGCCCCAATGTCAACCCCCCAGTCTGTTGTAATTATGTCACACATTGGTTTAAAAACAGGGGTTGACAGAAGTTTTTACTTGACGAGGCGAGCGATTCGCCCACCACCCCAACATTGATTCGGGTGTTACATTGTCACACAACAACAAAAGAATTGAACGCTTGTTCACTTACTAACGTGTTGCGCTTGTTACAATGTAACACCGCCGACTCCACTATATGACTCCAGCTAAAACCATGCACGATACCATACTAGACTCGCCGCAATACTCACAAAAACCGTTCTCACAGTCTGGCTCTAGCTCTGCGCTATACTCTTCACAGTCCAAGCTAGTGCAGATAGCAGGCACTACGGACTCCATCGCGTGGTGGGCTATCAGGTCAAGTCCGGACTCATATCCATATTGCTCTGCTAGTATTGCCAGAGACTCGTTGTCGTTACGTCGTTTCATTACACTGACTCCTTTATCAATTGTTTTGCTTTACGTTTGCTTGCACCATGCGCCACGATTGCCACGCTCTTAGCTTTAACGCTGTTGCCCCCACATAACTTGCAGCTTGCACAAGTAGCACGATTGCCAGCCTCGTCACTAGCAGGACATAGTACCTCTTTACCTTTAATAAGCTGATCTAATGACGATATGACTCGGAAGGTACGTTCTCCCCTAGACCATGCGCTATGCGCTTGTGTGGCGGTATCCGCGCTTGTCATAATGGTTTGTGGCATAGGATTCACGGGGTTGTGTGTGTAAGCTGTGACGAACGCCGAACCGCTTGTAAGTGACTCCCAAACGTAAGAAGGCACGGCGGCGGGGTCACCATAGGAACCCAAACGAACGCCACGCAAAAGGCCGATTGCCCTAATTGCATCATGACCTTGTGCCACGTCATAGGAACCCCGCTTGTATGCTTTATAGACGCCGTTGGGTGCGAACAAGAGGTTCACGTAGCACGTTCTATCTTTTGCCCAACCCGTGGCCTTGTTTGACGGTTTACCTTTATGGATACAATCGCCACAAATAGAAGAGTCAGTCCCTTTGCGACTTTTAGTAATGGGGTCTTCATCCGCCCCAAGAATCCAAGTCTGCACCATATCCCCCGTTTTGCGATTGCCTGTTTTGACTTGTGCGATTGCTACAATTGGCATTCCGTCAATCTGCGACGGCCCTTCATAAATAACATAAGACTTATTGGGCATTATTTTGACTCCTTGTACAATTCAACTAACTTTTCTAGGTCACGTATTACATTTTTAACGTGATAACCTTTATCTGATTTATCTGTTGCCCAGTACGCAATGGTTGCGGAGTCTGACAATTCACGTGCGTAGTATTTAAGATTTAATAGTTGGTCTTGAGTAAACATTATACCGACTCCCTCATGGCCTTGTTTAATTTGTCGCGTAGTTTTGCGCGATTGAGATAGAACGTCAAAGAGTCAATGTCAGTAAATGACGTGCATTCGTGTTCGCCGTCCAGTTCGCTTTGATAAATGTCTCTATCGATTATTTCCAAAGCACATTGCATCTCTTCAAAATCTAGTTTTGTCATTAGATTGACTCCTTGTTGTGGCTATGCAACCGAATTGTCTTCACAACAGCCCTACACCCTGTCTCATGATAGGCTTCTGAGGCAGAGCAATAAGCTTCACCAGAACAAGTGTTGTCGCTCCAAACGTAAGGCTCATCGTCATGCGGCAAAACCACTACAACGTACAATTCACTTGTCATTAGATTGACTCCTTTTCACACGTTACACTTGCGTTATCATTTTGAAGCGTGGGACTCCATTGCTCCAACAACCCTTTGCAATCGTCAATTGTAAGCCCATGATCTATCACAAATGCTAGGTCATAAACCGTTAGAATAAAACTATACAATCCCATTTTATAGTGCCCCCAAAATCATAGGTGTAAACAATGCCGCAGACAATAACAAGCCACCTATTAAACCTAGTGCAAGATTCTTGACGTTATCGTTGCCACGCTTAGACTTAGGAAATACCCTATTCGCTAAAACCTCATTTTGTAGAGCGTCGATTAATTGCGCCTCTTTTGTCGTGTATTCCATTGGCTTAAATCCTTGTTCGTTTCTCTGATTATTACTATGGGGTGATTCGCTATCAGAGTCAACTATTGTTTAACATACCTTGTTCCAGTCTCTGTTGACAATATAGCAACAAAAGCGGAGTCAATCGGTGACTCTGTGGAGGAGTCCACAAAAGAGGAAAACTTAAAAGGATTATAGGTAAACCGTCGCAAGTCTCTTTTGAGAAAGTGACAAACCCAATCACCCTGTTTTACCTTGTCGTGTTCTTTTGGTTTGGGTTGAGTCCCTGTGAATTTTCCTATCGTACCTTCAACGGTCGCGTGTACATATTTTTTAGATTCGCGTAAGGTTCTGGCTCTTATCGCCTGAGATACTTTAAACTTAACGTCGGTCAATTCCACATAATCACAATGCAGCACGACTAGGCCTTTATCTTTACCTTCTAATGCTTTTACAGAGTATTTACCATTGTGCAAATTGCGGTATACTTCAACTCTCATTTTCTTAAACCCTTTGTGTGTTTCTCTGATTATCACTATCAAGTGATTCGCCCAGGAAGTCAACTGTGATAAAAATGTCACATAGAACAAAAGAGAACAAAACATAAACAAAACGTGAATTAGCCCTGAGAGCCTCTATTTTGGCCTTAGAACGCCGACTCTGGTTGTAAGGTATGTTAGCCTATAAAAAACAGAGTTCCACATTTGTTCTCTTTACGTTCTACTATTTTAGAACAGAGTGAGAACAAACCATAAACAAAGAACAAAAGAGAACAAAACGTAAACAAAAGATGAACAAAATAATGCTTGACAAACCCTGATTCGTTCTGGTAAAAATGGGTGATGCCGAATCAAAACATAGCTATGCATTAGACGCATGGCAGGTATGACTTGACAGTCAAATAACATTTTGTCTTAGAACCGAATCAACGCAATGAACGAATCACTGTAACAATGTAACACCTTGTCGCATTCACAGATTCGCAATGGAGTCAACTGTGTCAAAACTATTTTATCGAATCAGTTGTAATAATGTTACACTCACAGATTCTGTGATAGGTCAAGCACAAAAGTATTTTTTACCGAATCAGTTGCAAGATTGTCACACTGTTGCAAATATGTTTTGTCAAGTGTGGCAAAAATGTCGTTCACGTTCTGTTCTTTGTTCCCCTTCTGTTCTTTGTTCCCCTTCTGTTCCCCTACCCCCCACAGTGGAAATTAAGACCCCCCTACAGTGGAAATTAAGACCCCCCTACAGTGGAAATTAAGATAGAGCTTGACCCCGCCAGTGGAAAATGCTAGGGTGATTCTAGTAACAGGAAGGATAAGATAATGAGACTGAAACTATTTCAAAATAGTATAACTGAAGTTGAGGTAGGTGGTATCGATATGAGTGACTATCCTAAATTCTGTGATGCTTACATCGAGTCTGCTTTGATAGATGGTGTGGAAGCCACTGAAGCAGAACTTGAAGACTTGACTGAAGACAGCTCATTTCTTTACGAATGCATACACAATCAAATACACTAAGAGAAGGAGACCCTTACAATGGAAATCAGAGAAACACATTTATTAGTATCGGCTGATGTTGAGATGATGTTTAAAAGTGGGCACGCGGAAAACTTTAGGGTAAATGGTGTGGAATGCCTCTGGAAGTGGGATGAGATGTCGAGAACAGCATGTGAGTATTGGGCTGTAATAGATTATGTAGACAACACATGGCCAGAATACGATTGGTTCTCAATCAAGTCGTGGACTGGATCACCAGTGAAAAAGGATACAGACGAATGTACCGAGTGAATATGATAGATGACACAGGGTTCCTGTTTGCCTATCTGACGTTCAGATTTGAGGACGAGGCAAAGACATACATGAAAAAGTTTAAACCTGAGAGAACTAGACTGGAGATAAGATAATGAATGTACGTGACTTCATAGTCGAACCCTGCGAGATCTCTGTCATCAGAGATTTCGTTGAGAAGTGGCACTATAGTGGAAACGTCAATGGTTTGAGAGTTGGACAATGTTTTGCAATGTACAACGATAAAGAACTTATTGGTGGTATGATCTATGGTGCACTTGGGATGGCGAATGCATGGAAGAAATACGGAGAGACTGAACAAGACGTTATCGAACTCCGTAGACTTTGTTGCATTGACGACACCCCGAAAAATACTGAGTCCTTTTTCATTGGTCACACACTGAGATGGTTGAAAAAGAACTCGCCACATAAGATTGTAGTTTCCTATGCGGATGCGCATTATGGACACGAGGGTACAATCTATAAGGCAACTAACTTTGAACATCGTGGTATGACTGCGAAATCAAGGATCATCAAATTTGGTGAAAGAGAATACCACGACAAGGCGATTAGAACATATTACACTAATAAAGACGGTGTTAAAAATCTGAAACCCTTTGCACAACGTGTTAAGGATGCACTTGAGACTGGCGATGCCTTTTATCAAGAACGTCCACCAAAACACATTTATGTAAAGGAGATAAGATAATGAATGTAGTATACTTTAGAAACCAACAGGACGAACCAGTGATCGTCGCTGTATTCCAACTTAAGGTTGATGCCTACGATTGGAAGGAACAGGCGAAGGGTAGCTTTGTGTCAGAACTCAGGGTCAGAGAGATGCCTGTAGAAGCATGGCAACACTATCACAAACTAGGGGGGTATATCTTAGTGGGGCAAATCTAATTAGTAGTTGACGGACTGTAGAATGTAGTTTAGTCTACGAATCATAGATAAACACTTGAAACAAAAGGAACATAAAATGACTAACACAATGACCAAAGAAGCTGTGTACGAGGCAATCGCAGCTAAGTCTACCAAGATCAGTACAGTGTCGTTCATCAAGGCAGACGGCAGCATCCGTACTATCAACGGATTGTTCAGACCATCATCTAAGATCGTAGGGTCTGAGCGTGGTGTAGCACAAGGTGAGGCTATGAAGGCACGAGGACAGGTTCCTGTGTACGAACTGTCGAGCCAGCGTTGGAAATCATTTTACGCTGACCGTGTAGTGGAGATAAAGTAATGTCTACTGCACTCTTATGTCTGGCTACTGCCATTTACTTTGAAGCCCGTGGGGAGAACCTCATGGGCCAGAGGGCTGTGGCACAAGTGGTAATAAATCGAGTGGAAGACCGACGATACCCTGATACAGTCTGTGATGTCGTGTGGGAGCCTAAGCAGTTCTCTTTCACCCACGATGGAAAACCTGAGAAGATGTACGAGGTGGAAGCGCGTGAAACAGCTATGCAGGTAGCTGAGGAAGCCCTACAAGGGAATGGGTTAAACATTACCAGTACGCATTACCATAGTAATAAAGTAAGGCCATACTGGAAAACGCATTACAAGCTTGACGGTAGGGTTGGTAATCATTACTTCTATACTAATGAAACACCATACAAGTAAGGAGAGGCACATGACCCCATCAATGGAAAGACACCTGATTGAGCTAGGTATATTACCACCAACGGAATTACAGGTACTAGAGAGTATGTCACAAGCGCTAACAGATCACTGTCGTCGAATGACCAAAGGTTTTTACGATGACCCCCGAAATGAAAATGGAGAGGTTCCCTTCTAATGATGATATTCCTACTGATATGGTTCCAAGTAGTACCAGAGCAAGGTGTTAGGTATCACCATCTGAGTACGCATGAAAATAAGACTTTTTGTCAAACAGCATTGAGGGATGCTAGTGTGATGGTAAACGATAAAACTGAAACGATAGAGTGTATTGGAGTAAAGATAGATGCAAATTAAAACGACATACATTGGTCACATGGGTAATGACCTCTCAGTAGTTAATGCAGCTAGGGTATCATTCGGCAAGAAATCTGAGATGGATATGTCTGATCCTTTTGGGCCACCTCAGTTGAAAGAGAAGGATGCTAAGCTAATACGGTATTTAGCGGATCACAATCATATCAGTCCATTTGGACATTGTTTTATCAGTGTTCATGTTAAAAGTCCAGTGTTCGTAGCTAGGCAGTTGGTGAAGCACAAGTTCCTACGTTGGAATGAGATAAGTCGTAGGTACGTCGATGATGAACCTGAGTTCTATGTACCTGATGAGTGGCGTGGACGTAGTGAGGATAAGAAACAGGGAAGTGAGGGTGTGGTTAGTGCAATCGACATCTCTGGACCTGACTTGGGTTCTGATGGGGAAAAATACCACGATTATGATGAAGTACACCCTTCGGAGTTTGCTAAGTACGGAACCAAGGATGCCTTGCAAGTATACGAAACGTTGATTAATGGAGGTGTATGCCCTGAGCAAGCACGTATGGTACTGCCACAGTCTATGATGACCGAGTGGTACTGGTCAGGTTCACTGGATGCATTTGCTGATATGTGTAGGCTACGTCTAAAGTCTGACGCACAACAAGAAACAAGAGAGGTAGCTATGCAAGTATACGAGATTATAGAGCCTTTATTCCCTGTGTCGTGGGAAGCACTGATGGTACAGGGGGAATGATGATGGGATTCATATGGGGTGCATCAGTGACTTATCTATTGGCGTTGATCCTGATGATGGACGCTGTGGATACCGCCGAGGGAATAGACGACGACGAACGAAATGGTGCAACATTGTTTGTGTTCTTTTGGCCTTGGGAAGCTGTACTGGTAATTTTTCACAAACTGACAGGGGGCCGTTTCGATGGGGAACAGTAAAGCTACAATACAGGATATCATACGAGAGATGCTAAGATGTCCAAGGGTAACAACTGAGGATGTCATCCATATCATTAGGTTGCGACAGGAAGAACTATCACAGGAACCTGAGCATGAATGAAAAAGAGATTGTAAAGATGTGTGATAGGTTGGCCTACAAGTACAACAACAAAGGACACAGAGAGGATATGAAGATGGAAGGTATCCTAAAGTGCTACGAGATACTTGGGGAAGAACCTAATGTCCATCCAGCGAAGCTCTACCGTGAGGCTAAAAGGCGTATGCATGACTATCTTAATGTTGAGACACTTCCTGTTACAGTCCCAGCACACAATATTACCCGTAGACTTACCCGTGATATAAACGACGGTGAAGTTGGGGATATGTCTGAGACTGGACACAAGTGGCTAAAGGTTATTTTGTCGTCTAAAACAGGTCAATATAATGATGAACACGGTATATCACTCAACGATCATACAGAGATGTATGAGACTAAAGACTTACTAAAGTGTGTCTTAAATGCAGCACATGAAGAATTAACAGCAGAAGAGTTGGGAGTTATTAAGATGAGGTTTTTTGATGATATGACACAAGATGATGTGGCTAATGCAACAGGGACTAACCAAAAGTGGGTATCTCGTAAAGAAGAATCGGCTATCACTAAGTTACGAAATTCAATACTGTAACAATTTGTGATGTCTAAGATTGTAAGATATATTCCTATAAGCAGGTGTAAGGATTACATAAGTATTAACTTTAGTATTTACTACTATTAGTTATAAAACATAAGTTAAACGAAAGGATAATATATGGATGATGAAGAGTGGTTGGCACGTATGTCGCCAGAGAAACCAGATTGGGAATACCATGAGCTATGTTTGTGGTCGCCATTCATACAGGAGACTGTCGATAACATCGCTACAGGGATGGAAGAAGATGGTTTTGATAAGAAAGAGACCATACTTATTTACGAGGGTAAAATTCTTGATGGTCGCCATAGGTACTTAGCTGCAATTAAATCTGGGGTTGACCCAATTTTTGAGGAGTTTGTCGGCAACCGAGAAGAAGCCATCAAAAAAGTTACCAACAAACAGGTCAGCCGTGGTCACTGGCCTAACGCAGCGAAAGAGTTTTTCTACGCAAAACGTGCAGAGGCTCTAGGTGTCCGTAACCGAGAAGACAGCCTAAAGCAAAACTCTACCGATGTATCAAATGATACAACGGTTCCCTCCCAAGAAGACCACGCAGAAAGCCTTGGTGTCTCTCGTCCAACAATCGCACGATGGGAAGCAGACCGTAAGGAAATCAAGTCTGACCCAGAACTAGCAGCGAAAGCTGTAACACCAGAAGGTTATCAAGAGGCTAAGAAGGTCGTAAAGGAGCGCCGAAAAAAACAGAAGGAGGCTATAAAAAATACTGTTGCACCCGATGTAATTGACTTAAATGCAATAGCTAAGAGCAAAAAACAGACAGACATTCGCAGCGTTGGGCCAGCGTTTGTCGGATTAATGGAGACACTATGTACAAAGTTTGACGAAAGGGATATCAAGAGGGAGCTTGTAGCTTTCATGTACCCTGACCCACTAGGGTTAAAGGCCGAAGCTCTACATAAGATGGCAGACATCTTGAGTGATCTTCGTGAAGACTTTTCTACCGAAACTGCTAAACAGCAACTAAACTAAGGAACCCGAAAATGGAAAATCAACAGAGCTTCTTCGACTTCGCTATTGAAAAAATGCGTGAGCGTTCAGTTTTTAAGTTTTATGGGAACAGCAAAACACCCTACCACGCTGTTGAATCTGGGGCAAGAAGCCTTAGTAGCATGAAGGCGACACAAATCCGAAGCAGAGCCTTTGCTAGTGATGATGTAACGCAAGAGCTAAACTCCCCTACCTACTGTAAAGAAGTAGATGCCTATGTCCCTTTTTATTGGGCGGTAAAGAACTACCCAGAATCTACTTTCGCCGCTTGGGAAAAACGTATTAGCATGGCTGCTGCTTTGCAAAAGAAACAGTTTGTGTTTCAGACCACTGCACAACTTTTTCTGAAGGATGCTTTGGATGTTGATGAGGGTCAGCTAGTTCCCCCAGACTATTACGTAGAAGAGCTGTCAGTTAAAGACTAAGTAAACCAAAGGAGAGCCACATGGCTGAACACGCACACCAACCATGCCCATATCAATCGTGTGGCTCTTCCGATGCCTTCAGTTACAACACTGAGGGCTACGGCAAGTGTCACGCCTGTAACAGAAGCTACCCGTCCAATGGAAATATGTATGAGTGGGCGAAGGATAAATACCCAACAAAAGAGAGGGACGATTATATGTCGTTTACACCAAAACTGATCGAAGATGTATCAGACGGTGAGTATGTCAATATGCGTGGCATCAACACTAAGACGATGGAAGACTTCGGCGTACTGACTTGGGATGACCGTCAAGAGTACGTATACCCCAGCGGTGGAATTAAGGTTCGTAAACTGTCCGAGAAAGGTTTCTACGCTAAGGCAGGTTTCAAAGGTGATGAACTCTTCGGTATGAATCTGTTTACTGCTGGTAGCTCTAAGATGGTAACGATCACAGAAGGTGAACTAGACGCCCTATCTGTGGCTCAGATGCTCAAGAGTGGCTACACTAACCCTGTGGTATCTCTACCGTCTGCTACACCGTCTAAGAAGCTATGGGAGAACTGTGCTGACTGGCTCAA